GATCAAATAATGATGTCAAAGCTGTAATATCTTGACCAATCAATCTTTCAATATCAAAATCTCTACTAATTTTCACTTCGGGAGGTTCAATACCTACATATTCAGCAGATAAATTAAAACATTTTTGAAGTTTTTGTTCTAATTCCATAGAAACCATAGCAAGCATCGAATTAGTATCTACTCTGTCTAATCTTCGAGCGTCAGCAGATTCAGCTACAAACTTTTGTTGACTCAAAGTACTAATACCAAGAGTTGCCATTTGCATTTGCAATTCCTTTATTTCAGCAGATTGAGCATCAAAAGCACTAGAAGCTGGTTCTACATAATAAACTTTATTTCCTGGCTGAGTTGCCATTGCATAATTAACGCTTATAGCAAGGTCTTTGGTCTGATCATCATATCCTTCCATTACAAGCATTGGTTGAGATGCAACGTGCAAACTATGAATTAAATCTGCCTGTCTTTGAAAATGTGCAAGATTTAAATACGCAATATCAAGCAAAGGTGGTTTGCTCACTAAATTATCTGTTTTACCCGAATAAATCGTTACTAAAGGTATTTCACCAAGAGAAAAACTACCAGTTTCTACCTGTTTGTAATCTTTATCTGCTGAACCCATTTCAAAGTCGCCAGTAACACTGTTATCTGCAACGTCATACATTTCTTCAATCTGCTCTTTTTTACGGAAGATCCTATATCTCCCTGGTTCGATAACTCTTATCTGATCGTAAACCTTTTCCCCAAACTGACCATCGGGTAATACCGCTTTCTCAGCTAATCTTACCTGTACTAAATTTCCATAATTAGACTCTCTATCAAGTCTCCAACCATAAAGATTTGTAGGATCTACTTCAATCCAATAAGGTCTACGATTTTGTTGACGTTCTTCTGCAAGTGTTAAAGCACCCGATGGAGCTGGATAATCTACAAGAATATGACTTTGACCATAAATTAAAGAACACATCAATACTCTTCTTGCATATTCATCTAAATCCGATCCACAGCCGTCAACGTCCATCTTAAACATCTCCGTCCAATAAGGATCACCTTCTAATGTAATTGGTTTTCTTAGTACAAGACCCGTAGCTGCTCTTATTAATCTTTGTGTAAAAGGACTAAAAACTGATCTATTTACCCTTGCAAGGTAAGCATCATAATCTTCTCTTGGTTCGAGAGGTAAAAATGCTTCAGAGTTTTCTCTAAGGTACTCTGTTCCTTCTGTAACAGCCTTCATTATTTCCCAACCTTTCATCATATCCAAGACAGCCCTTGTTCTTGTAAAAGGACTATCAACACCACCTACAGATGTAGACGAAACAATATTAGTTCTAATAGGACCTGGTACAGCATAAGTCATCTCAGCACCTCCATTTTCTTAATGCTAACGCCTTCCTTGTAGGTCTGCCTTTACTATCTTTCATTGGCCCAGGCATTCCCGACATTCTTGCACAAAAAGATTTACGTCTTTTAGCTGCTTTACTACCAGGTTTTACTTTTCCTGTAACTGGTGCTTTTAAATTACTACCAGTAGCACGATTGTATTTTGCGCGACCTTTTGCAGTTAATCCACCAGTTTTAGACTTTTCTCCCCTGCCTACACTTAAATTTACTTGTTTACGTTTTTTTCTCATTTGCCTACCTTCGCTTGTGCCTTTTTATGGGCTTGAGTAAATGTATCTCCTGCTCTCATTCGCCTTTTCATATAAGCCATATGCACATCACTATGATGCTCAGAATGTTTTGCTAATAAATTTTTTTGTCGAGTAGTGAGTTTCACTTCTTTTTCTTTTTTTTCTTAGAACGGAGCTTTTTAAGATCAGCAGCAGTAATCTTATCCCGTGGTGGAGCAACAGCAGCCAGTTTGCGTTGCTTAGATGAATAAGATCCTTTAGGCATTACGCAGCAGATGTTATAGCACCATTAGTTTGAAAACTAACTGATACAGTTGAAATATCTCCCACAGTAGAACTAAATGAAGTTCCTGTAATAATTCCGTTAAAACTTAATTTTTTAGAACTTCCCGTATCTAAGAAAAGATTAAATGAAGCATCGCCAGCATCTTCAGAAGTCAGCACATCATTAATAATTTCAGCAGTGTCATCTCCAGATGTTGCTGTATAAAGAAGATCAACAGTACCAGAACCAGAAATTAAAGATCCTACATATTTTCTAGAGGTATCTCCATGAGCAGTGCACTCTAAAGTGTCTTTTGTTACGTCTAATGTCCAAGCTGTTGTAGAAGCTATAGCTCCTGCTGTTCCAGTTCCGTTATCAAATGATACAGAGCCTTCTTCACCACGAAAAAATGCCATGATTCAAGAAAAATTTTACTTATACGACTATCTTACCTTGAAACTGCGTTTTTCACAGTTATTTTTTCTTTTTAGTTGATTTTTTTGTACTTTTTTTCTTCTTTCCTTTGCGAACAGAAGCAATGTAACCTTGACATCTTGCCATTGCGTGAGATTTAGCCATTTTAACTCCTTTTTTTAGTTTTTTTACGTCTATGTTGATAGCTTATTTTCTTACTACCAGTTTTTTCTCTCTTAAATCTTGCTTTTTCGGCACTTGACATCTCTGAAGCTGTCTTAGGTGTCTTACTTGATACACGTTTACTGGGTCGACAAGCTGGATAGCCTCTTTTTTCACCTTTTGATCGACCACAAGGTTTACCAGTTTTTACATCAACCCATTTTTCTTTAAACCAACGGGTTAATCCACCACTACTTCTTGCCACTTTTTTTAGTACCTGAACGATAAGTACCGCCACGCTTCTTATACTCTCGTACAAGCCATGCGTTAGCGTAAGCAGAGGGATAAACTTTAAATTTACGTTTAGCTTCTGACTTTACCCTAGAGTATAACGCTTTATTTACAGGAACATTCGCCACGTTTTTTACCTCCCTTTTTTTTCTTCTTCTTTTTCTTAGTCGTAGAATGGTACATGATAAGAATTAGGTAGTTCTTAGTATATTCTAAACGAAGTTTGGCCGAGTGTCTCTGGTTTTGCCAAGTTAAATTGCTGTAAACAAAGATAACCGAAAGCGTCAAATGCGTGATCAACCCCTAAATTCTTATTTGGCAACCCTGTATTTGGTGCATATGTAAGAGTTCTGAGTGATTTTATCAATTCTTTACATCTTGGGTGGATAAATGTCCTTCGATCACCAGCTGCATCAAAAAGTGCCGTATTTACAGCAGTAATTTTATCTCGAATCTTCCAAGGAGCTTTCGGACTTGAAACGGTAAAGCCACTTCTTCGTAAAATCGTGTGATCTGTAAGGCCAACACCACTTGTTTTACGAGCACCACCCGTAGGGTCGGGACAAGTTATAATTCTTCGGTCAACACCATACCTATTTACCACTTCTTCGGCAAAATCCCATGTAGTAGCACCTCCTCGTAGGATAATTTCGTCAAAAACATACAAATTTTCGTTACTTTTGACCGCACATATGCCACAAAGAGGGTCAACGTTGAAATCAACCCCCATATACAGTGGCAACATATGTAAATCTTGTGCTTCGGACGATATATTTTCATCATCGAAGCTGATTGCCACTAATCCCGTTAGATTTTCAAAGCTCGCTTCAAATTCTTGCCGAAATGTACGAGTATCCAACTGACCCCTGGCCGCTTCAACTTCCTCTTTCGGAACATTACCCCCCTCGATAGTAGTAAAACTCCACCTCTTCCAATCACCACTTTCATCTTCGGGTACATAACACCATAAATCGTAAAACCAACTTGCCGTTCCATCAGGTGTTGAAATGAATAACGCCCACCCTTGTTTATCAGCTAAAGCAGGTCTAATAACTTCAGACCATACTTCTCTGTCCATAAATGCAGCTTCGTCTAAAACAACTCCGCTTAAACTACGACCTCTCAATGCCATAGCGTTTTCAGTGCCCTTCAACTCAATAGTTGATTCATTTACTAACTCAATCTTTAAATCTGTCTCATTCTTAGACTTGATCCACTGCTTTGGTACTAACTTCTTCAATGTTTTCCATGCAATGTCCTTTGCCATTCGATATGTAGGTGCACAGTAAAAATATGTTTCCCCTGGCTTCGATATTGCACCTTTCAATAATTCAACACAACTTAAATAGCTTTTACCAAATCTTCTTCCAGCAACCAATACCCTAAATCTTTCATCAGCTTTGAACACCTCCCCTTGTGCCCAACGTAAACTTAACGGTTCTGCTACTGCCATACAAAAATAATAACCTCTATTATCATAACAGCAACTTATTCTGTGCTTTATCAGTAAGTTCCCTGCCTTGTGCTGCTGCAATAATATTTTTACAACACTCCCCCCAAATGTTACGAATTATTACAGATAGGAGGTTTACTCGTGTATTATAGGAGATAGCTGCTATAATAGAAGAGTAGGGAAGGAAACAACCCTACAGCAACTAGAAAACTTAATTAAATTTTCAGCTATGGCAAAACCAAAAGCTCGCTACACTTTTTCAGGTGTAGACTCTCTCAGCTTCACATCATGTGATGTAAACGTTCGGTTCTCAGATGGCGACTCTCTAACCGTTGACTTCTCAAGGGGTCAAGGCATGAAGATGATGCACGAAGAGTGCCGAGACTTTCTCAAGTGGTACGGCAAACGAGACATGAACGAGCTAAGAAAAACCTACGAAGCCTTGCGAGTTATCCTCGAAGAGGAAGCAAAGCAAAGCTTAGAGGACTCAAGAAAATGAGACACCCTTGGAACCCTCCGATCTGTTATGGGTCGGAGTGGGAGCACTTCGTAGATGACGAGGCAAGATCGAGAGGCATACAGCCAAACGATCAACAAGCCCTCGAAGATCTCGAAGATGAACTTCGTACCAAGTGCGCAGATCAATACGAGGATTATCAAATAGAAGCTTATGAGCAATCTAATTTTTGATTCCTACAAGGAAACAAGGCTTGAAGAGATCGAAGAGGAACTCCATCAGGAGAATCCTCTCGACCCTCACATTCGTAAAAAAGCCTACGAGCTACTCTTAAGAGAGCTCTATCACTAACCACCGAGGAGCTTCGGCTCCTCTTTTATTTCTTAAAGCTATGAAATTTACACTAGGTTATTTGACATTTATGTCAGTAATTCTTTTATTACTTGGTACATGGGGAGCCCATCAAAGGGACGCTATGACCGACTACTCCACAATAAATTGGGAGTACACTAGACCATGAGCCAGGAATACAACGGTTGGGCTAACTACGAGACTTGGAACGTGGCTCTCTGGTTGGATAACGACTATGAGAGCTACCAATACGCTAAGACTTGTAGAAATTTCAAAGAGTATCGAGCTGGCGTCCCACCTATAAACGGTGATGGAGTCAGCCTATACAGCAAAAAGCTCAACATCAAAGAGCTTGACGACAAAATCAAGGAGTTGGGAGAGTAATCTCCCCTCCTCTTTCACTCTTATTGCTATGAACAAAAACTCAAACCTAGTATGCCAGGTAAAAATTTATTTGACCCAGGAGGAGCTGGACTGGCTCGACTCTTTCACCAAAGCCAAATATGGTCGTGTTAATAGGTCGCCTTATCTTAGAAAACTTTTAGTTAAAAAAATCCAAAAGGTTCAGAGAAAGGCAAACGAAAAACAAGTAAGCTCGCCTTATGCCGAGTGGAAACCAGAAGAGGGAGCCTAGCTCCCCTTTTTTTGCTTGGAAACACCAGGGCAAGACCAGGACAAAACCTGGTAGACACCTGGTAAACACCTAGTCAGCTGGAAATTGAATGGTTTTTTGCGATTTGCTCCCTTCAGAATCGCCTCAGAGCCGTGCGAACCAGGTGCCAAGGCATATATATACCCCTAAAACTGAATGATTTTTTTGACCAGGTAAACTACCTGGTAAACGCCAGGGTGGGTCCAGGTCAGCAAAACTGAATGAAAAATCAAGTTATATAAACTGAATGTAAAAAACTGAATGCAATTTTCAGCTGGTTTTGTCAACTGAATGTAAAAACTGAATGCAAAAACTGAATGTCATTCTTTAGTTTCAATCTGAATGTTTAGAGCAGGTGGCATATTCACATTTACCGCTTCTTGAGTTTCTCCATTTGCTCGACCTAGCGAATCTAAAATCATGTGTGCAGTTTGCAGTTGACCTTTTTTTAAAGCTGCATTAAACAATCTTTGTCTCATACTATGTAAACGAGAGAGTATATCGCTCCGATCTCGTTCTAAATCTTGTGAGTTCCATTCGGTGACACGTTTCCAATCTGCCCATGCTGTTTTTTCGGAGATGCTTTCTCTTTGTGCGTGTTGTAAAACTAATTGTCTTGTGGATAAACCGTCTAATTGTTTTGTATATAATCGTTGGCAACGTTGCTCAATATGAGTTTTTGGATTGCGTTTGCCATATATATGTTTAATTCTTTCTAAGTCTTTTTCTGACATTTCCAATAAAAAAGAGGTATTAAATTAATAATACCTCGTAAGTCTAGTTATGTGAAAAGAAATTAAGAAATGAGTTCGTAATTCATTTGACAAGAGAAAAGAAAATCATATGTTTTATTGACTTTATAACCTAAGTTTATAAGTCTCATATGTTCTTGATCAGCTTTTTCGATTGAGTCTATAGAGTCACTTCTATAAATTCTAGTGATATACTTTTTCATTTTGCCACCTCGAATAATTTTCCCTCGTTAATAAATTTAGTTTCGTCAAAATCCCAAATTTGCCCAAGTTTTAATTCATCAAGAAGCATATCTTTTATTTGTTGTAAGATTGCATAACCCAAAGAATTTTTATAATTATCATGTTCGCAAGATTGATAATCATAATTGTTGATAATTCCGACTAAATAACCTAATTGGTTATGATCGTCCCAATAGTTAACAACATTAGACATTCTGCGATTATAAAAAAGTCTTTCGGCATATTCTTTATCGTTATATCTAGCCATCAAAGAGTTTTGATTTTCTCTTAATAAGATGTCAAAGATCATTCTAAAGAAATCGCCGTCAGAATATTGTAAGAAAAAGATGTCATAAAGACCATCACAAAACTTTTCAAATTTTGCGTGAAGTTCCATTCTTTGATCAAAAGTAGTTACACCTTTTGGGTGGTTTCTTTCGTACCAAATTTTCTTTTCAACTGATCGAATAGCTCTCATCACATGAGATTTTCTTTCTGCATCAGTTTTGCCACTTTTCATATAGTAGAAAGTAGACAATGCATTAAGAGTATCGTCCGAACATAGATAAGCTGACATTTTAGTAACCTCCTCTATTTCTTGCTTGCATTGCTTGAGTTTCTCTTAATGATGGACGAGAAGAATTTTTCTTTTTCTTTTCATCAAATTTTTTGAACTCATTTTTTACATCATCAATAGTTTTGATAGATGTTTTAGATAGATCAACAGAATGTGTGTTTCCGTTACCATCTGTGATTTCCCAAATAGGCATAGCGAATAAAGTAAACTACTCTTATATTATAACAGTTATTTCTTAGTGTTGGCAATGATTTTCGAGAATTTTATAGAACTTCCTTTAGTTGATGCGAGATATAAAATATCAAATAATTTCATTAATCTTATTTTTCTTTTAGTAGAATATTTTGAATGTTTTATAAATCCAAGCATTGTAGTTAATAAAAACCATTGATCACTGAATGAAAGCTTAATTTCATTTGGATTTGGTTGATCTTGTTCATTTTGTTGTCTCAACAATAAATCTTTAATTCTTCCCATGGTTGAATGTTTTTTATTTATATGTATGCTAGTATATTAGAGTAGTTAATGTCTAGTGCCTATGGTTAATTCAAGACGTTCCAATGAGCTTCGATCACAAGATTTAGAAAGGTTGAAACGTCTTTTAGATTTAGGAATTTCTCCAAAAGGAGTTCGTGCATATGCTCAATCAACATTTAATGTTTCGAGACAGCAAGCACACCGAGATACAGTCAAAGCAATGGCTGATC